TATCGGCAAGCGAGCAGTGAAAGAAATGCGTAAAGCGCACAAAGAACGCACACTCGCAAGCACCGACACTTATGAAGGGATTGCTCCATACGGATTCACTCACACCGAGCGTCTTGCAGAATGGGTGGACAGGCTTGCCTCGTTCCCACCACCACCAAAGGGTAAGGCAGGCGAAGCAAAGGGAGTAGATAAGTCCAAAGGCGAAGGTGACGAAGAACATCACGCCGAGTACGAGGAATCCAAAGACGGTGACAGAGACGGAAACCCACACGCCAAAGTCTCCCCTGCTCCTGCTGGTGGCGCACACGGTTGGGCTGAACTGATTGTTAGTCGTGAGCCAATGCCACGCCACCACTACGGCTCAATGGGCAAGAAGCGCATTGCTACGAACATGGGGCGCAGACCACGCCGATTGCACCGTTACATGACTGACCCTGCGAAGCGTGTCTTTGACAAGACCATTCGTGGCAGTGGTGGAATGGTAATCATTGACGCAAGTGGCTCTATGTCGTTCACTACTGAACAGATTGCAGAAATCATTGAGAACGCACAAGGCGCAACAGTGGCTATCTATTCAGACCGAGGAAGGAAAGACTTGCCAAACATGTGGGTCGTTGCTGACAAAGGCAAAATGGTTGAGAATGTGGAATACATTGACTACGGACACGGTAACGGCGTGGACTTTCCTGCGATTGAGTGGGGCGTAAAGAATCGCCAATACAAGAACACACCTCTTGTATGGGTGACAGATGGTGGAGTCTGTGGAGCGCATGACGGGTTCTCTGAACTGTTGTCAATGCAATGCATTACTTACGCTCGCCAGCACAACTTCATTGTTGTTCCCCACATTGAGGGAGCGATAGAGCAGTTACGCAATCTGAAAGTGCATGGCAAGGCTCACAGCGTGTATCCTTACATGTTCCACCGCACCTACCAAAATTACATGGGCGTACCTCTCCCCGAAAAAGAAGAGTAGATAAGTTTTCCCGACAGGGGTGGTGGCTCCGACAGGACACCATCACCCCTGAACGGAGACGGTGCATGGAGTTATCTACTCTATGTACCACCACTACCCCAAGCGTAGAAGTTTCATACTCCTTTGATTCTGCGTGAGGGGTGGTGGCAGGGGGATAAACAAAATTGACTACTACGAAAAAATGGATTTTTATGACAGAGCCAACTGAATCACAATTACTAGATGACTTGTTCGCAAGTATCACAACCGCAATGCGCTACTACTCTGCGATACGAGACGAGATAATCACAGACACATACACGCCACAGAAGGCGTACGAGGACTACGAGAACCTGACATGCAATGAAGGCAACAACATTGTGTCCGTTCTTGCTGAACTCGCTGATAGGAAGTAGTCATGGAAATACTGCTACTCGTTCTTGCGTTGCTCACAGAGCCTTACACGCTCGTCTCGTTCGCTATCTGCATGGCAACACTAAGAGTAGATAACTCTTTCTACGCCAGTTACTTCTTGCGATTGGCTCCGAAGATATTTGAGTCAAACGAACGCCACACCACATACAGTACTGCCAAGCCAAAGGAATCCCACACGCCCACGCTCACGCTCACGAGTCCAGCCGAGTGTGCGATAGCGAGAGCAAGGAACAGCAAGGCAGCATGTGTGACAACAAGCAGAATGAATCCAGCAAACACATTTCCTTCTTTTTTGGCATGAGCCCCGCCAGCGGCGGCAACCCTCGGGGCTGTTGGCGTATCTCTCATAACTCTCGGAAAACTGTTCTTGGCTTTAAAAGAATATTTTCCGTCTTTATCAAATCTGTCATTCATTTTTCTGTGCCTAAATCCTATTCACGGTGGTGGAAGAGCCTGCTGCTAGTTAGGCAGTTTCATTTTTTTAACTATTTGATGAACCCTCTGGCGGCTCAAATCAAATTCATCGGCAATCTGCCTAAGGGATAATCCCTGAATTCTCATTTGACGAATTGATTCGTTTCTTTCAGTATCGGTTGGAGGACCCGGTTGAAAAGGACCCCACGACCAGCCTGGAATTTGCTCCAGAACGGAGATACGTGCTGCAGAAAGTTGATTTTTACGATATCTCTGCCGGATGTAACCAACCCAAGCTCCAAGTGAGATTTCTTTTTCTTGATTTTTATCAACATAACTTGATGAAATTTTAGAATCTCCGTTTTCGGAAATGTACAGCTCGAGAGCTGCCTTATAAATACTGAATTTTGTACCGTTGTCCATAGATGACACACTAGTACGAACGTATGTTCGCATGCAGGAAGAATTACATTTTTTATTTACGGGAATGATTAATATATAGGTTGACAAAAGCAACGGTGGCGGATAAGGTTACCCTCATGGGATTAGTCACTAACTTAGTTGCTTACAAGCTAGGTAAGTCTCGTGGAAAACGTAAGGAGCGCAGCAGTCAATCAGAAACTGTGGACTCACGTGACCCAGACTGCATTAATTATTCAATGTTTTGTCGACAATTCGGCAGCTGTGATGGACAGAAATGCGAGTATTAATATGAATAACTATCGTGTCCAAGTAATGGTCGGGGTGGATGTACATGCGTCTACACCTGAGGAGGCAGGCGGTCTCGCAATTGCTGCAGTAAGAACAGTTATTGAGGAAGACCCTCTCGAGCCTCATCCAAAACCTTTTTGGGTTTCTGGAATTGTCAGAACTGACGGAGAATCGGCGCTGCCTGGTTACATGGTTTTTAAAGGAATTCTCATCGAGTAGACGCCTGGTTGTATTTAGATAAATTTATACACGACGGCCACTGGATATCTGTCGAAAAAACGAAAAAATCACGCACGCGGCCCTCGATACGTCGCTTAACGGAAAAGAGAAAAAATGGAACAATACTGGGAGCCCGCGGCAGGCAAAAACAAAAAGCCAAAAAAGGACGACCTGGTCCAGATGCTGATGAAATCAGACATCTCGCAGGAAATAGCAGAAGAAGTAGCCACTCAGGTGGGCAGCGGCGATGAGGACAATAACGTTGTTTTTATCTTTACCGACAATAACGAGTACGTAGTAACAGGAATTCACGTCCCAGCCGAAGCCTTGGATGGAAACCGCGGTCCAGTACTTATGCGCGGCTCCAATGAAAAGTCGATAACCGCAGCTTTCTCGCGTGATTACATCGCCGAGTGTCTTGCCCGGGTCGAATCTGAAGAGGAAAAGCCGGGGCTCAGCGGAGTTTCCGATGCCAGGTGGATTGAGGAATTGGAGAATCTGGCTGAACTGGTTAGACTGGAAATCCAAACGAACCCGCCCGAGAGCTGGGACGAATTGCTAGCGGGGGAATGAGAGATAAAAAGATGTTGACGGTGGTGGAAGAGATGGAACCAGGCGAGCCAAGGTCGTGGCAAGAAGCTGCGCAGATTGTGGTTTGTGAGATTTTTGACAGAGTAGATAACGTTGAGAAACATTTTAAAGAACTTCAAGAATCAGGGATGCTCAGCCAGGCAAGCTCCGCTGCGGGTGTCGAAAAAGACGATTTTTTGAACATTATCCTCGAGGGCCTTAATATTCTGGACCTTCAGTTCGAGGGAATGCTGAATAATTCGAAATGGTTCGATTCGGACCCCATGTACTGGGTCGAAGAATGGAAAATTCTTGGCACGTTGGCCGCTGCGTGCGGTATAAAAAGTGAAAATTTGAATCATTTATCGCCGGCCGCCAATCATCCGGAAATTGAGAATTTTAACTCGTCTTCCGCGGGCTTCTTTGGAAGCTGGATGCTGCGCGAAGATATCACTGAAACCCTTATCCGTAAGCAAAGGGACTACGGTCACCATAATATTGCTCGGTTTGGACGCCAAGGGATATTGGTTAGATGTCATGACAAGATGGCAAGACTCAAGAATCTTCAATTATCTAGAGGAGGCGCTGCGCAAAACGAATCAGTCGCCGACACGTACCTAGATATTATAGGATATTCAGCAATTGGCATGATGTGGGAGCGCGGCTGGTTTCTGTTAGATTTAACTGAAACAAACTAGAAAGTATTGACGGTGGTGTATGAACCAGGACATTAATCAACTGGGACCCAAGCGCGCAGCTATTGCACGTGCACTAGTGCACAGGGGAATCACTATATGGGAAGGTATCCCGCAGCACATAATCGAAGAGCTCGAGCGTGCTGGTTATAAAATCAAAAAAAACAAGAAGCTCCGCCGGTCGGAGTAGATAACTTTCCAGAGAGGTACTAAACAATGGAAGACCAAACACAAGAAGAAATTATGAAGCAGATACGAATTACTGCTTTTTTTGAAGATTCAGGAGAAACAAGACCTCCTGAGGATAGAGCTGATGCTCTGGACACTATTAGATTAAGAATTCTACATTTAAGCGAAGTTATGGAAGGACTGGACGATATCCAGGCGCGCGCAGCTTTAATGATGGCGCTGCTGTCGTCTTCCCGGATGTATGAAAGTTTAAATAACGAGCACGAAGAGCTGCTGGAAGTTGGGAAGTAATGACGGGTCGCGAAGAAGCCGCTGCCGAGTATCACGCTTTTCTCGAAAATCAGCGCGATAGCCATCTGCTCGACGCGGCGGAAATAAATTCCCTTTATCAGGAACATATGGACGGCGCGCGCGATACGTATCTCGACGAGCTCGAGGTGAACGAATGAATTTCTTCTTTTTTCTATATCTATCCCTGGTCCTCTGGTTCTTTATCTGGGTTAGACCACGTGTCAACGACGGAACAATTGCAATTATTTATGATAATTTGCGCGGCTTAGTTGTCGAAAGAGTTTCGTTATGGCGTACGGGGTACAACTTCCGGAAATGGCAAATCAAAAAATACACAAAAAGGCTACCTAAATGAAAACAGCAATTTCCACAATCATCTCCATAACGTTCGTCGCGACAATCCTAGTGACCATGTTTTCCCTGGTTAACCACGGCAGCCTCTGGTTTAAACGTCGTAAATACAACAAGTTCGTTAATCCAAAAAATACAGAAAAGATGCTGCAGGAAGAGCTAGCTTCAGAATTTCAGAAATACATTAATACTAAGCAGCAGAAAAGCCGACGCGAACATCCTACGAATTATCACAGGAATAGTCTCAACAACGAGACCAGGGACATTATCTCGAGATTGTCGAACAACGACAACAAGCCAACCGCCAACCGAAACGAGTTCGGCAAGTTCATCGCGACAGAGTATCGCAACCAGCAACAGCCGGGTGAATAAAGCGAAAGTGCCCCCGGGGAGCTATCGAAGGTCACCTACCAACCCATTAATAGTCTCAACCCGGAGGCTGCTTCTTTCGGGGTGAAAGGGGAAACCCGTCGGAAGCCCCGTAACTTTATCACAAATCTTTTTTGTGATTCAGCTCCTCGTTATTTTTTTCGTGAAAATGTTTTTTGGTTTTCGAAGAAGAAAATCCCTGGTTGAGGTTGACGGTGGTGGAAGAGCCTGGTAGCTTTACCGTTCTGGAACTCAATAGAGTGAAAGTATGAATTCATAGATTGCCGGCCAGCAATCAACTACTTGATTTTTTCATGTACCACCTGAGGGGGTGGTATTTGGTGTGCGCGCGGCAAGAACTTTATCTAAAGGTTCCCCCCACACCCCCCTCCAAAGTGACACTACGGGTAACATCGCAATAGATACCATCCACGAAACTGCCGAAAGCTTCAACTCACTACAAGCTAAGAATACGGTTTAAGGTAAATACTGTTCATTTTCATAAATGCATTTGACGGTGGCGGAAGAGAGCGAGTAGATTGTGAATATGAGTACTGACAAAAAGGGTAGAGGGCCTAGCGCCCACAACCAAACGAAAATCCAGCTGGGTAAAAAGGTAAACATGAACCTGGTGGTAGAAGTGTTTGAGTACTGGAAAACAAAGACCGCCCGTAACCGCGCCACACTCGATATTAAACGCGAGCGGGATATACGTTGGGCCATCGCTGTATATAGCGTCCAGACCTGCAAGGAAGCCATTGATGGGTGTTTGCTCTCAGACTTCCATATGGGCAAGAATAAAGAAAAGACCGTCTACAACGACGTTGCCATTATCTTTAGAGACGCTGCTCATGTAGAGAAGTTCCTAGACCTGTATGACGGAACGAACTCAAAGTCAGCTAAATCTAAGTGGGCAGAGGAATGACCAAAGAAGAACTTGTCGAATTGGTAGACCAGGTGTACGCCACCTATAGAGCCGAGCTACCTAACAAGGAGGGAGACTTAACAACCACCCTCAATGCTTGGTATGAGCTACTGCACGACTTAGAACTGCAAGACGCCAAGAGGGCGTTTCGCAAGATGGCGGTAACCAGAGAGTTCATGCCGCGCCCAGGCGAAATAAGAAAGGTCACAATAGATACCACAACTAAAGTGCCCCCTTTTGATGACCCTATTATTGCTTGGGGTAAATGGATTACCCTATCCCAGGAGGTTAATTCCGGTATGCCTCCATCGATAGAGGTGTCAGCTGCTCTCGCCGGCACCATCAAGGCAATGGGCCAGTCTGCATATAACCTTCACACCAACTCTGACCGTGCGGTTTTCTCTCAGGCGTACGAGAAGGTGGTGGCCGAGTTAGAACAAGACAAGTACGCCGTTCCAGACCCGCCTCCAAAAAAGATTACCCAACAATAGTGACCCAAAAAAAAGAACCTAAATGAATCTGTTTAATATAATTGCCTTTTTAATATCCACAACTTTAATATACAAACTTGCGTACTCCCCTTTTAGTTTTGTATTCCGTGCGGTAGTAATAATTTTCATCGTACTTACAATGAGGACTTTCGTATTGCAGTAAATTCGCTGTATGAAGCGAAACCCTGGCCGCCCTGTATCCGAGCCAACCAAACCTGTAGTAACCCTCACACTGCGCGTCAATAAAGAGTTCAAACAAAAACTAATTTTCCAATCCCAGGCAGTAGACCTGACCCTCACCGACTACATCAAAGCTCTGGTGGAGCGCGATAGCGCAGTCTGAAGTGGGCCGCAAAGCAGAGAAGACCCGCTTTGTAGATAAGTACGTCATTCTGAACGTACGAATGAAGGGCAAACAAAAAAACGAGATAATTGACTATGCCCGCAAGAAGGGACTATCGGTCAATGACGTTGTGCTGTATGCCGTATGGGATTTCATTCGTACAGAAAAAGGAATTCCCAGCGCCGGCTCCGCACAGTTCTCCATCCCGACAATAGAGGAAACAATAGTCTCTTACATCCGGGGCGAACATATGTTCGAACCCTGTGGCAAAAAGCAGTGCGATAAAAAAATTACCCAATTAAATAACATGTCTTTTTGTGAGACCTGTAATATTCGCATCCAGTAAAACCGAAAGTAGTTGTGCTCGCAACTATTGACAATTAGCAATTAGTAATTACAAAATTTTCTAAAAAATGAAAAAACCGGGCGCGGCTAAACATTTTGACCTTTTTTGCTGCTTTATGAAGTCCACCAGAGTATCCAGGCAAATACAACTCCCAGTATTATGAAAGTCGCTATTTCAGTTTCCCCACATTTGTGCGAGCGTTGGTCGAACGGCTTTTATCTTTCGTCTTCTTTGCTCTGCGGCTAGCTGTCTGCTAGTTAGTCCTGCCCATACCCCATGCATATCTGCCGCCGGGAACTCCAGTGCATACTCAAGACACTCGTTTTTTACCGGACACGTTTTACATATGGCTCTTGCTTGTGCAATGTATGTAATGTCCTTATGTTGTTTGGGGAACATGAGTTCTGTTTTTCCTTTGCAACTAGCAAGGCTAAACCAATCTTTACGA